GCGCACATTCTGCACATAGTTCGGATCGCCGCCGCCGTTGTAGGCGGCAAGCGCACGGTCCACTTGCGCCGGGTCGTTCCAGTCCGTCACGCCCGCTGCCTGCCCGCGACCGCGCAGATACCGAGCGCCGAACAGGATGTTGGCGCGCGGATCGGTCAGCGTCGCGGGGTCTACCCCTGCCACGCCGAAGCCGGGATTGCGCGCCGTGGCGGGGAGAACCTGCGCAATGCCAATCTCGCCCGCCTGACCGCGCCGGCTGTTGTCCCAGCCGCTTTCCTGGCGATACTGCGCGACCAAGATCGGAACCGGGATCCCGGTCTCGCGCGAGGCTTCCTCGATATGGGCCAGCACGTCAGGCGGGACCTGGCCGGGGGCCTGCGCCGCCACGGTCTGGCGCGCCACGGTCGGCGTTGCCCCCCCTCCAGCGCCGCCCCAATCGAACGCCGCGGCCTCGCGTCGCTGCCGTTGTGCCTGGACCAGCGGAATCGCCATCTGCGCGCCGCGCGGCCCGGCCGCCAGCAACTGCGCAAGCGCGCTCTCATATTGCGGCCCCTCGCCGGTCGTCAGCGCGCCCGCGAGCCCGGGCAGAGCGGAGTTGAACCGCTGTGATTCGTCCATGGCCTGCCGAGCAAGCAGCCCCTGCAAGCGCGACTGCTCAACCTGCTGGCCGCGCGCGATGCTGCCGGCGAAATCCGGGATCGTGACCTGCGGGACATTCACCATCGGTCAGTTCCCCCGCAGCAACGACCACAGGCCGACGCCCTGATTGACGCCGCCCAATAGCGCGTTCGCCTGCCCCACAGTACCCTGCGCCTGCGCTTGCCCCTGGCTTGCCAGGAGCCCGCTCAGGGCGCTCGCACCCTGCTGCGTGGTCTGCGCCTGCTGACCGCCGCTGGAAGCCGCCAGCGTCGCCGCCTGTCCCGTCGCGGTCTGCCCCACGCCAGACAGCGCCTGCACGCGGTTCAGCCATTGCTGATATTCCTGATCGGCGACGCCGGTCCCATAGCGGGTCAACTCGCGCAGGCGCGCACCGCTGCCAAGCATGCCGCGTGCGCTCGCCGCCTGATCAATCGCGCGGATGCCCTCTCCGCGCGAGAATTCATAGCCCGGCGACGCGCGGAAATCGGTGCCGATCAGCCCGCGCAGCGTGTTGTAGTCAGCAAGCCCGGCCTCACGATACGGCGCCAAGTCCTGGTTCGCCTGATCGCGTCCCTCCCGCAAGAAGGCCAAAGCGTCGGCGTTGCCGCTGCTCGTGGCGTCGATCCCGCGCCCTAAGGCGTCGGCCGTCTGCTGCGCCGCCTGCTTGTTCGCCTGGGCGCCAATGTACGCCGTCCCCAGCCCGACCGCTGCCGGGATAGCGGCGCTCGCGATGCTCGACCAGCTCATCAGCGTGACCTCTCAATTCGAATGCGCATAGTACCGGCGGCAGGATCGACCGCGCCGGCACCCCAGTTTCGCACCCATACCGTTGTCGTGTCTGCTGCCGTCACCTGCGCGGAGACGGCCAAATCCAGATCGGCCGGGTCCATCGCGGCAATGGCGAAATCACCAGCCGCCGCGCCCGGGGTCGTGAACTGTGCCCACCACCCGCCCGAAGGCGCAATGCTTGGTACGTCAACCGCGAACAGGTGAACCCGAACCCTCTGAATCCACGTCGTCAGCCCCGTGAGCCATGCCAGCGCGTTCAGCGTCAGGCGTCCATCGGGCGTCTTGACGAACGGCGATTGGTCCGGCGGCGGTGGAAACGCCGCACGCTCAACCATCACCGGGCTCCGCGTCCACGTCGATGGCAACGATTGTCGTATAGACGGGATCGGACCATTGCAGCCGGAACACCCTTTGACGGGCAGAACCCAGCCGGCGCCACTCCGCGCGCGTGCGATACGCTCCGATCGGCCCGAGACTCACGAACGAATCCTCCGACCAGGTGCGGCCCGCGTCGTTGGACCAGCGGAGCCACGCAACGGGTTCGTTCCCCTGCCCCGTCACCAGCCCGACGCCGGTCTCGAATTCCGCCGCCAGGCGAGAGAAGAACACCTTCCGGCCCTCGCTATGGAAGGCGGTCCCGGTGGCGACGCGGATGATCTGCGCCTCCCCCTCAAACCCGAACGTCGGGTCAAGAAGCCAGACTCTGCCATCGACCGCGTCGCCGGCCACCACGCCGCCAGCGAAAGCCACGCCGAGCCTCGCGCGCCAGATGCCCAGGCCCTCGCTTTCACGCTCGTGCCAGATGGCTTGCGCGGTCAGGTCGCACACCCAGGTATCGCCAGCGTCAGGAAATGTCAGGACGTAGAAGGCGTGCCCTTCCAATTCGTAGATCCACGCCTCTGCATCATCGACCCTGGCATAGCCGGCAATCGCCTGTTCCATGGCGTAGGTGCTGATCCGCTGCGGCGTCACTCCCTGCGCGGTGTAGACGCAGCGATCGTCACCGAGCCATACGGCGCCGCCAAGGCGCTGCGCCACGCTTGCCGCCGCGGCCGTGCCACGAGAGATGAAGCCACCCGAAACGCGCAGGAACGGAAAATCCGTCGCGCCGGAATTCGACCACACCTCAATGGTGCGTTCGCCGAACAGCCACAGGTCGCGACCGACCCTCGCGCCAACCCGAAGATTGTCCGGCGCGCCCTCTGCCGCAGCGAAATCCAGCGGGTTTCCGGTCGATGGATCGTTCAGCGCAGACAGGTAGAACTCGCCGCTGTTTGGCTTTACGAAAATGAAATACCCGTCGATGACGGTGACGCTCACGGCGCCCAGGAAATAGGCGTCGGTGATCTGCGTGATCGCGCCCGTGCTTCGATCGACGATGAAGGCCTCAGTCGTGTCGGGCACGACCACGACCAGCTTTTCGCCGTTGCTGTCCAGGCTGACCGGGCCGCCGGCTGGGATCGCTCCCAAGTTGAACCAAATTCCCGCGGTCGTCAGGCGATAGACCGCCGCGCCGACGACCGCGAACAGGTCAGTCCCCATGACGTGCCCGCCACGCCAGGCCAGGGAATCGACCTCAGCGAGAGGACGCAGGCCGGGGGACGGCATGATCGTCAGGCGCGCCGAGGCATCAGGCGGCTGGGGCTCGGCATAGCAATTGAGCATGCGCTGCGCGCTGATCGGCAGAGACCGATGCGTGTAGGACTGTGCGGCGAAAGGCAGGCGCATCGCGTCAGCCCATCATCAGGGATGCAAGTCGCGACGGCTGCGCCACGCCGCGCGCCAGCATCATCAGCGGCGACAGGCCATAGCGCGCCACCTGCGCGGCCGGAATGACCACCTCGCCCTCATGGACGGTTCCGGCCGGCCGAGCGGCCTGCACGGCTCCGTCCGCCCCCGCGCCGGTGTATCCGCCGCGCATCCACTCGCCGCTGTCGTTGCCCGGCGCGCCCGCACCCGTACCAGCGCCACCAGCGCCGGTACCGTCATTGCCGGCAGCGTCCTGCCCGGCCGACGTGCTGTTGGAGTTGCTGTTGTCGGAGTTTGATCCGCCAACCCCCGCGCCGTCGGCGCCGAGGCCGAAGTCCGATCCATAGGAAGTCTGCGTGCTCGGGTCCGCGCCGGCCACGCCTTTTGCGTCCCCGATCCCGGCTTGCTCGCCATAGGCCGCGGGGTTCTGCTGGCCCACGGCATAGCCCGTGATCGGCCCCGAGAGACCCAGTGTGCCGGCGATGTCCTGCGCTGTCTCGGGGAAGCCCAGCGCATTGGTCAGGCCGGCCGCCATTGCGCCGAGCGCGGAGCCAACGACACCGGAGCCGATCGCGCCCATACCAGCGCGGCCCGCCGCATCAGCGAACCCCGCCAGGTCCTGCCCGAAATTCCCCGTGCTGCCCATTCCGGTCGGCCCAGGCCCGCCATAGGCGCCTTGCTCACTGCTGCCCGCACCGCCGCCGTCATAGCCGCGGCGCTGATCCGGATTCAGCGACCCCGCCATTACCTGCGGCTGCGCCTGCGGCGCCATCAACTGCGCAAGCGGCGAGGGAGCGTAGGTCGGCGTCGGCGTGAACGCGGACGGCGGGGCCTGCGTTCCAGTCACCGGCGCTTGCTGTCCAGCCTGCCCCCCCCCTGGATAGGTCCCGACGCGCAGGCCTGGCGCATATCCAAACCGCCCCTGGAACCTCGACGCAATGGACCCGCTCATGCTTGCGCCGCCCTTGCGTGCCACATTACCGTGAAGGTACCGGAGGTCACGTCTGCCCCGGTAGACTCATTGTAGATGCGGACGGTGATGTTGGTGCCGCTCAGCGCCTGGACCTCGACGCCGGTCGCGACCGTATCGCCGAGGATTCCCACCGAGACGAAGGTCGGCGTGCTGGCGAGCCCATGCGCAATCGTTCCGTTGCCGCTGGCGTCCGGCGCGATCGACGCCTGGCCAGATTTCTCCGTCACCCACCCCGTCACGCCGGAAATCAGCGTCCCTGTCCCAGAATCACCAATCCCGCCCGTCACATTGCCGCGCACATCAGCCCCGATGATGGACGTGTTCGTCGCGCCAGCGCCGACGCCGATCCCGTTGCGCATGCGCGGCAGAGAAATGTTTCCGACGTTGTTGCCGCCGAACTGCCCCCCGGTGATCTGCACGCTCTCAGCCGAGGCTGCGATGTTCAGCCCATCATAGGTGTTCGACGTCGTGAGTGAGCATCCCAGCGCCGTGCAATTCACGAACGAAATCCGGTTCAGCGATGCCTCGACCGCATAGCCATGCTCCCCGGATGACCCGACATTTCCGTTGAACACCCTCGTGATCTGGCGGTCTCCATTCGCGCCGAACCGCATACCGCTTGCGCTCTGCCCACCGATCGACGGCGCGCCGCACGATCCGATCCATGGCGTATCGAAAATGAACGAACCGTAGTCCACGAGATACACACCCTCGCGGGCGCATTGCTCGCAGTTGAGTTGCATGAAATAGATCAGGCCCGGCTTGGTCGCGCCGACCGCAATGGCACGCACGCCACGATCGGCGCCGTTGCTGTAGTGGACGTTGAACCAGCAGGACGCGACGTTGCCTTCCAGCAGGAGGCCGTCGCCATTGAACGCTGCCGCGGTGCAGGTCACATGCCAAGTACGGATTCCGGTGATGGATCCCGTCAGCGCGCCAAGGCGCATGCCGTAGCTGCCTGTGAACGACCCGACAACGAGCGTGTGGATCGAGATGATCGCACCGCCCTCCATGTTCACGCCGTTCCAGGGCTCCGTGATCTTGCAATTCTCGATGACGGCATTCGTCACCGCCTGCATATCCAGCGCCGCGCCGCCGGCAAGCGTCACCGACGCATCGCGCCGCAGATGCAGGTTCTGCATCTGGAACCCGTCAGCCGATCCGGAAACCGCGATCCAATTGCCGGTCGTCGATCCTGCGTAGAACAGGTTCGCGCCGAAACTGACGTTGAAGTGCGTCCTCGCGTCTCCCGCCAAGCGGACGCAGCGCCCGGTGACGGTCAGGCCTGTGTGCTTGTAACTGCCAGGCGGGAAATAGACCGTACCGCCGCCGTCCGAAACGACCCGGGCAATCGCCGCCTGAATCGCCGCCGTATCATCGGTGGTTCCGTTGCCGACGGCGCCGAAGTCGCGCACGTTTCGGACGCTCGCAAAGCGGTCCTGCACCGATCGCGCGGTGAGCGACCCTGTCGCTGTCACCATGTCGGTGAAATTGGTGGATAGCGTCAGCATCACCGGAGCGCCGGCGCCATCAAAACCCAGCGCCTTGCCCGCCCGATCCCCGGACCCCGGCAGCATCCACGGCCCGACCTCGGCATACGGAAACGACAGGGCGTACTGCATCCAGCCCTGCTGCGTCACGCCGAGCTTGTTCAACGATGCCGCGCGCAGCCTGTCGCCCTGGCGGAACAGTTCGCTCATCCCAGCACTCCAAGGTCCAGAACGAACGACGGGGGCGCCTGGTACGGCTCCAGGCTCACCGGCTGCCCGGTCGTTTTCACCTGCGTCTGCCGGCGCATCTCACGCTCCGCTTCGGCGGCGCGCTGCGCCAGCCATTGCGCGCGCTGCGCCGGCAAGCCGAACGTGTCGGCCAGTAGGTTTCCCGCCATGCGGGCGTAGGGTCGGCCGGCGAAGGCGGGGATCAGCGTCACCGGCCACGTCAGGTCGTAGCGGTTCGCCAAACCCTTGCCGCGCAGCGTCTCATGCACCTCAAGCAGCGCTTCCTCAGCAAGCGCCGCGTCCTGCGCGCGGGGCGTCTCGCCCTCGGCGAGGACGACCATTGCCTGAAGGACCATCCTCTTGGCATCGGACAGGTCAAGGCTCTGATAGCCATAGACCGTCATGGCGATCGTGCCAGGGATGGCCGAGGTGGGCAGCGCCTGCACTGCGGCCGTCACGGTCGCGACGGCGCTGTAGCGGTAGTAGCCGGTCGCCGCCGGGCGATACTCCAGCAGCGTCGCCGTCGAGGGATCGAGGCTGGCCGCCACGAACCTGTCGATGTCGGCCGCATCGCCGATGTCGATGGCAAGGGTGGGCGCCGCCGCGCCGTCAAGCTCAGTCGAATCAACGTCGATGCCGCCCACCGTCACTTTTGCGGGGAGCGTGACGCCAATCAGAACCTGGCTCAACGACAGCGGCGGCAGTACCTCGGCCGCGCCCACGAAGGTGTCGAAGCCGAGAAGCGCGACCATCAGTCGACCACCTTGCGCGGGCGGCCAGGCCCGCGCCTGGGCGGGGCGCCGGGCTCGCCATCCTGGGCGACCTCGAAGCCGTGCGCTTCGTCCTCGACCTCGAAGTGCGGATGCCGCAGCAGCCGCGGCACGGCGTCGGTATCGACGGCTTCGGCCGCCTCTCCCGTCACCCAGTGCTGGCCGAATGCGATGGTCTCTCCCACGCCGGGCTCGTCGGGAGGGCCATGGTAGATGAACCGCATCGCCGTCACTCGCAGGTATACTGGATGGAGAGCCTGACCGTGCCCGCCACCGGCGTGGTCGCCGCCGCCTGGATCAGCAGATCGATGCGCGTGTCCGCGGTGAGGGCGGCCAGAGCCGCCATGACCGACGCCGCCGCCGTCGCATCGTTGGCGAACCGGGCGGCGCCTGCCGCCTGCCCGGAAAGGCGGCGGATATACCGCTCGGTGTCCCCCACCACGCCGACCGACATGACGAGCCCGGTGGACGAATCCATGTCGGTGGTGACCAACACCATGTCGTGGATGACCGCGCCGCGCGGCAGCCAGATCAGCGGGATGACGTTGTTCAGCGTGAGTTCGCCGGTCGCAAGGGTGGCGTTCTGCCAGGCGACCGCCATCTCCTTGCCGACGGGGGTGTAGGCCGGCGCCGTGACGGCAACCGAATTCGTATAGGTCGGCATCTGCCTGACCTCCTATGTCTGGATGCGGGGAAAGCCCGCACCCCGAAGGGCGCGGGCCGATCAGGTTCAGGCGTCGGACGGGGCCGCGAGCCAGTTCGTGAACACGCCATAGTCGCACGGCGTGTCGGTGTCGTTCGCTCCCGTGCCGTAGCGCATCTTGCCGATGCCGCGGATTTCCTCGACCGCGACGCCGTACTTGGAGGCGTAGTCGAAATCCTCCGTCACGGTCTTGGACCGCTGCGCATAGGCGATGCCGACCGCCTGCGCGCCGCACAGGAAAAGCGGCGACGCCTGCACCGTGTTGCCGACCGCCACGCCGCCGATGGTCGCGTTCGCGGCCAGCAGCGGCATATCATCGACTTCCTTGTAGACGATGCCGTCGTAGTAGAGGTCGGCGCCCGTGATGATCGGGTTGTCCATGCCGCGCTCCAGCGTCTGCGAATTCAGCGTTTCGAGCGCCGCCTGGATATCGCGGAACACCAGCGGGTGGCAGAACCCGACCAGCACGCGCTTTCCGCCCGAAACCTCGATCGGGCGTACCTTCGGCGTGCCAGTGATGCCGCCGCCGGTCAGCGCACGGCGCTTCGCCAGGCGCAGGATCGCCAGCGTGGCGCGGTCGGCCGTGTTGTCCAGCGTCGCCATGCCGGTCGCGAAGGTGGCGCTGTAGTTGGACACCGCCGCACCGTACAGCACGCGGCCGGCATTGTTCGCGCTCCAGGTGTTGCGCTGCGCCGCCGTGGTGGAACCGAACGCCACGCCGTCGATGGAATACATCGCGGCGATGGTGCCGTTCCGCAGGTCCTCCATCGACCACACCTTGAGCGCCGAACGGGCCCCGTCGCGCAGGTCGATGGCGCTGCGCTGCTGCTCCATCTTCGGGACCTTCACCGCATTGCGGCGCAGGTCCACCGTGAGTTGGAACGACCGCGAGGAAAGATCCTCCTCGTTGCCCTCCAGCGTCGCATTGCCGAGCGTGGCGTCGTTGGTCAGGCGGTTCAGCAGCGCGAAGGTGAACTGGTCGCCCTTCTTGCGCGTCAGGTCCTCATTGATCTGGATGATCGAGGCCTCGTTCATCCCCATATAGGGACGGAACACGCTCTCCTGGACGTACTCTTTGAAGTAGGAATCGTCCCACTGGTCGACGGTAAGACCCGTCGCTGCACGAGTGTCAGCCATGATTGGCCCCTATGGTCAGGGGACCGCGGTCAGCGATCCCGCAGGATTTCCGAAAATGGCGTCGGGCCGCCCCAGGCCGCGGTGCGCGGACCAGCGGAACGGACGGACGCCAGCGAGCCGGGCGGGGTCGGAGGAGCGGAAGGAGAAGGCACGGGCAGTGCGGCTGGCGCCGATTGCTGCTGAGCGGCGAGATAGGCTTCCGGCGATCCGTACTGCTGGATCACAGAACCCCACCGCTGTTCGGAAAGCAGCTTGCGGCCCTCGGCGAGCGCCCACATCGCAGGCGCCTCGTGGGTCTCCAGCATGTTCCGGATGAACGCGTGCGCCTCAGGGTTAGACTGTGCGAGTTGCACGATCGCCGCTTCGGCCTCCTGCCAATCCGGCTGCTGGCGCGCTACCGTTTCGCTCAGTGCGAGGCGGGTGCGCGCAAGCTCCGCGTTCATCGGCTCCCGCAGCGCCGCGATGAACCGCTGAGGGTCCTGAAACATCAGGTCCTCCAGCGGAACTTCCGGCGCGGCTGGTGCCGCCGGCGGCTGTGCGGGCTGCTGCGGAGCGGCAAGCCGCGCCTCCAGGTCCCGCAACCGTGCCTCGACCTCCTGCCGCTTCTTCCTCTCCTCAAGCACGGCCGCGACAGGAGCCATCTGCGGCGGTTTCTGCTCTGCCGGCGGCGACCCGGTAGCCGGCTGATCCTCGCCCTTCGGAGCAAACCGGCCCTGCTCATCGCGGGGTCGGGTGTCCTTGGTCAGATCAACCGGACTTTCGCCCGTTTCGACTGGCGCCGCTTCCGCCGTGGGTTCCTGCCGCCCGGCAGTCTCCGTTGGCGTTGCGGGCGCTTCGTCGCGCAGAATCTCGCCGAATGGCGTGGGCGAAAAATCGCCACCGCCAGAAGTCGCGTTGTCCTGTTCCATCGGTTTCCGTGCAGCCGTGTTGACGCTGGCTAGGCGAAGCGCCGATTTTCCTGTCGGCGTCAGGCGCAACCGATCCGCTCGGTGCCAGCGCAACGCCCCGAAGGGCGAATCTCTACGTCTTGGTGGCCGCGACCTTGCTCACCAGTGCCTCGGCCGCGGTCTTGCTGAGCGGCGCGGTCTTGCTGAGCGGCGCGGCCTGCTGCGCGATGGCAACCGTGGCTGCCCGCAGCGTGGCAACCTCGGCCTTCAGGGCGGCGATCTCGACGGCGGGGTCGGTAGGAAACACAGGATCGGGCATGCCGTCGTCCGAGACGTGCAGCACGCCCTTCAGGTCTCGATGCTCGATGCGCATTACGCCCACCCAAGGCCGATGGCGGGAATGACGGCGCCGGTTGGCGTGAACGTCGCTCCGGTCATATCCAGCGCCATGATGTCGTTCGCATAGGCGTCCGGCACAGTGAACCCGAGGATCTGGGCCCCGGGGAAACCCAACGCATCGCTCTGCGTCGGCATCGACAGATGCGACGCCTGCATCACCGCATTGAACCCGGAGATGGACGCCATTTGAGGCAGCGTGCCCGTCGCCTTCGTGCCGAACCAATAGACGTCAGTCGACAGGGGAACGTTCGCGATGGCCGCGCTCTTGATCCCCGTCGATGCCGATGTGTCGAACCCGGCATTCTGCCCAAGGCACGGCAACCCAGTCGCACGCCCTGTCGCCCGGTTGTTCGCCCACACCGCGCATTTGACCGCCGAGCCCGCGCCCACGGTCAGCAGTCGCTGAAAGATCGACGTGACCACCATCGCCGGCACAGCGAACCGGTAGAGGTAGACCGTATCCGCAGCGGCCATCGATGTTCCGCCGATGATAGCCCCCTCGGCCATCAGCCCGAACGACGCCGGCGGCGTGTCGCGCAACACCACACCACCCACCTGCGCCAGCGAGACGCCCGCACCGCGCAGCATGGCTACAGCCCCTCGCCGCCGGTGACGTAGAGCGTGCCGGACGTGCCGATCACCGCCAGCGTGGCATTGCCGGTCCCGATCGTGATCGTCTTGGCATGCCCAGCCAGGACCGGATAGTCCGTGGCCGCTGCGGTCTGCGCGCCGACGCCCCAGCGGATGAAGCACGTTGCGCCGCCGTCGTTCTGGACCTCGATGACCGGATAGACCTTGCTGATCGTCACCGATGCGGACGCTGCGGAAATGCCGACCGACACCGTACCGCCAGACGGTTGGAACGCCGTATTCGCGGCCATGGAATACCTCTCAGGCCGCCTGCTGCGGCATCATTGCAGGGGCGGGCGGCATGATCGCCATTGCCGCCATTTGCGCCTGCATCTGTTGCAATTCGATCTGCGCCTTCTGCGCCTCGGCCTCGGCCTTCATGGCGTTCGCCTCGGCCTGGCGAGCCTTTGCGGCGGCTTCAACCATCTCCGGCGAAGGAGGCGGCGGCGGTGCGTTCGGGTCCGCTCCGCCGGCCTTCATGGCCTCGATGATCTGTTCCTTGTTCCGCAGCGACGACGCCTTCACCAGCGCCTCGGGCGGGATGGGGACGCCCGCCTTCGCCAGCCCGGCCAGCGCCTCGAAATTCTCGATTTGCAGCGTCGCCACGTCCTGGCCTTCCTCGACGATGATGTCCACGTCGAGTTGCGTCACGTCGTTCTTGACCTCGACCGGCTGGGCCAACCGAGGATCCCCGGCGACAAGCCCAATCTGGTCGGCGAACGCCATGGCTTCCTGCTTCGGCATCTCCATCAGCTTTTGCTCAAGCGTGACCCGCTGATTCAGCCCAACCCAACGGAGGTTTTCTTCCTCATCGGTCACCCGGACCCATTTCTCAGCGGTCCAATATTGCCGGATGCGATTCCAGATCGCCCGGTAGACCAGCCGCCGCCAATGGCGATGCACGTCCAGAATCGCGCCGATCTCCATGGCGCCACCCTGCTGCGACAAGGCGATGGCGCGACCGCTGGCCGAATTCCCCTGCTTGCCCATGAGCGCCGCGTTCGGCCCCATGTTCTGAAACATCGACTTCGCCTCTTGCAGCAGCGCCGCCTGGCCGGCGCTCAAGTCCTGCGTCTGCGAAATCTCAAACCGCATGCCCGGCGTGACCTCGATATAGCCGTCCGGCTTGGCGAGTTCCTGCCGCGCCTTGTCCACGTCGCACACCGCCCCCTCCTCGGCGACGACCTGGCGCACCGATAGCAGATGCACAGCCTTGCGATGGCGGATGTTGATCTCGTCTTGCGGGTCGATCAGGTTCCGCACCACGCCATATCGCGCGTTGTCGCGATTCACGTAGGCCGCGACGAAAACCAGAGGGCAGTCGGGCTTGCCGTACTGGTCAAGGTAGACAGAGACGGTCGGCTCCTCCAGCCACCCGCCGCGCGTGAACGTACCACAGCGCCATTCGTCGCCGACGCGCCAGTATGGTTGCACCACCCGCACGCGCCGGCGCTTCGGGTCGGCCCAAATGTTGTCGCGCGGCCGGTCGGACCAAGCGGAGGTGTTCGACGCCGAGGTGAACGCCGCGTCCATCACATCGCCGGCGTCGGGCCAGCGCGCCAGCACGTCGGCTTCGTCCATCCATGCGATGGTGCCGACGAACTTGGCGTCGCTGAAATCGCGCTCGCGGCTGTATGGATCCCACACCATGCGGTCCCAGTGGACCTGGTTCAGCACGATATCGAACGACCCATCATCGCGCTTTTCAACGCACACATCGACGCCGCCGGCGCCCTCGACAACCATGTTCTCCCACGTCTGTGACGCGACCATGGGCATGTTCTGCGCGTCGCAAACGTAGCGAATGCCGTCCGTGGCCGCCTCGGCCGCCTCTTGATCGTCCGGATTGCGCGGGTAGGCTTTCGGGTCGCTGCGCTGCTGCTTCTCCAGCCCAAGCAGGTAGTCAACCTTGGACTGGATCAGGTTGAACGCGATGACCGGCTGCTTGCGAAGCTCCAGCTCCGCGGCCTCGGTCGTGGTGATCTGCCTGCCGTCGTAATAGTCGCGGTCGCGCTCGGACTTCTCACGCGCCGAGGCGCCCTCCGTCTCGGCATCCTCAATCCACTGGATGACGGACGCGAGTGTGGCGTCGGGCGTCTTGTCGCCCGTGCCGGTCGCGCCGCCAATGTCGCTCATACCGTCTTCCAACTCCCCCCTGGTCTCTTCTGCGCGTAGCGGTCGGGCGGCGGTCGGTCGCCTGGCGGCGTCGCCGCCTTCACCATCCGATCCAGCAACTGCCCTACCAGACCCAACGCATCGACCTGGTCGTCATGCTTGCCGGCCGGAAAGCTCATCATCTCGGCCTCGAAATCCGCGCGCCATGGCGCGCCGGCTGGAATGTGCAGCCCCTCCAGCGCCATGCGGCCGCGGATAGACTGCGCTCTGACCGCCTTGTCGCCTCGCGTCGGAAACTGCGTGCGGGCCACGTAGGCGCCGCGCTCGCGCTGCCGGCGGTCCAGGAATGGGCCGACGCCGGCCTTGATCTGCCCCGTTTCTTCCGCCCACCCAAGCGGGCGCCATTGCTTCGCCAGATCGCAAAATGCCTCGATCCAAACGTCCGACGCTGCCTGCCGGCGCCATAGGTCCAGCAACCAAAGCCGACCGTCTGCATCCATGCCCAATACGACATGGACGGTGAAGTCGCCGCCATCGCTGGTCACGGCGTAGTCGGACGCACCGTAGATGCGGAGACTTTCCTTCGGCGGCATCTTCGCCACCGGCCGCAGCCACTCACGGCGGAAATAGTCACCTGTCTCCGGGGCCGGGCGCTGCTGGTAGAGCGCGGACCAATCGCGTGGCCCTACCGCGCGCCGAATTCGCTCTAGCGCCGGGAGAGGGTATCGCTGCGGCCACAGCGGCTCGCCAGCGCTATTGATCGCCGGCATGTCGATGCGATGCCATTGGTCGCCGCCGGCAGCCATTTCCTCAAGCTGCCAGCCCGCCAAGTCCCCTTCGTTCCATCGTGTAAGCACCATCACTATCCGGCCGCCGGGCATCAGGCGAGTGTACGCCGTCGATCGGTACCAATCCTTCGCGGCCCGCCTCTTGGCTTCGCTATCCGCGTCCTCCCGATTTTTCACCGGGTCATCGATCAAGAACACATCGGCGCCGCGGCCTGTCGTCGCCCCACCGACGCCGACCGCGAAATATTCCCCGCCCTCCGTAGTGCCGAAGCGATCCGCCGCCTTGTTGTCGCCGCGCAGATCAAGGTCGCGAAACACACGGCGGGCCGCGTCGGACTGGATGATCTCGCGAACCTTGCGGCCGAAATCAGCAGCCAACTCCGCGTTGTAGCTCGCCGCGATGATGGCGGCTTCAGGATTTCGGCCAAGGAACCAAGCCGGGAACCGCCGGCTCACCAATTCCGATTTGCCATGGCGCGGCGGCATAGTGACCATGAGCCGGTCGATCTCGCCACTCTCTACTGCCTCCAGGCCAGCAGCCAAACGCAGATGATGGTCCGCCGCTCGGTACTTCGGCAGCGTGTACGTGGTGAACCCGATCAGGCTGTCCGCCGCGTTTCGGCGCCTATCCCTCTCCGCCTTGATCCGCTGCGAGAGCGTCAAGCTCGTCACTCGTCAGATCCTCGATGCTGCGAATCACGCGGGTGGTATTCTTGTTGTCCGTCAGGCGCGCATGGACGTATGGCGCCGCGACCGCGGCATGCTTGGCGGCTTCAGCCAATTCGCCCGCCTCATAGGACGTGCGCATAGCTTCCAGCATGATCTCCAGCGGAGTGATGCCAGCCTTGGCGGCCTTGTCCGCAATTTCACGAGTGCGAACGTTGGCGCCGCCAGGCTTTCGCCCCGCTCCAGTCCGCTTGCCGCCGTGCGTCATGGTCTTGAAACATCTTGAAAGAATTCAAGCCGATCCGGCCAGGGGCAGAAAGCCCCCATGCGACGGGCGCAATGGGGGCGGTGCGAGAACGGTAGTCGGACACCACATCTGGTGTCAAGCGCCATGCCGCGGCCCCAACCGCCAGTGCTTCGCCAGCGCAGCAAAACCGTCCCGCATCTCAGCCACCGCGTTCAGCCGCGCCGGAAACCGCCCCGCCGCCAGGTCCGCGCACGTCTCTTGGCACCGCACCGGGATCTGATCCAGCGCCGCGCAATAGTCCCGCCATGCGTCGGCGCGGGCGTCGCTCATCTCGCCGCCGCCGTAGCTGCCCATCTGGCGCCAGCCCGAAGGGGCCACGCGGCCATCGTGGTATAGCCGCGCTAGGGTACCAGCGGCGTCGAGAGAAAAGCCGCTGAGTGCCCCGCTGGATGCGTATGCGTCGATCACGCCATCCTGCACCCGCTTGACATCCGACCGCGTGAACCGCGCTGTGCCGTCCTCTGCGTCCGTATCGGCCTCGACGGTCGCCATGGTCCAGGGGCGCGCGGCCATGGCGGGGCCGTCTGTGCCCCGGTCAGGCTCCGCGCGCGGGGTTTTCATTGCGGTCGTGGTCAACGAAGGACCTCCTCCTGGCTGAAACTGGGGTGCGCGGCGCATGCCTGGCAGCACACCTGCACAAGAGGCGGCAGGACGCGTGCGGCATAGGAGCACGCCATGGGGCGCCGGCAGACATGGCATAGGGGCTGCCAATGGTCCTTGGCGCGGCTGGCAGAGCGTTCTGCCGCGGCGGTAGATTGGCCGGTCACTCCCCCGCCCCTGGGCTGCTGCGTAGGCGCGCCGCCTCGACTTCCTCGACCAGCGCGCTGTCGAACGTCCCGAACCCGCCGCTTGGAATTCGGATGTGCGTGTTCGGCCCGATGGGGGTCACGACGCCGCCATTGGCGAGCATGTGGGCGATGGTCTGGCGCTGCTGAATGTCGGCCAGTGTTTCCTTGGTGGCGCGGGGGAGCGGCGCCGGCCCAGGCTTGCGAAACCGGCTCACGCTTCGAGCGCCTTGCGGATCTGGTCAGCGCGAAACCGAGCGGCCGGCGTGCCGGCGGCGTCGTAGGCGGCCAGCAGGTCGTGAGGGTGGAGCGGTGACGGCTTTGCGGTGTCGGCTCGCACGACCGCGGATCGGCCGTTCATCTCGGCGTAGAACGCGGCGGCCTTGGCGCGGACAGCTTCGACTTCCTCGGGGGTGCGCTCGGATGGCTGCTGCGGCGAGCGTAGCTGCGGCACCGGCGGCCCGCCGATTGCTGCGGACCTTGCCCGGTCCTTCCACGCCTCGGCGAAGATGGCCTCGATCTCGGCAACGGACGGCCAGAACTCGGCCTTGCGGCACAGGTCGCGTGCGCGGCTGTCGGTCAGGTCGGAGGGGGCCACGCGGCAGGTGAAGGCCAGGGCCATGCACCGGCCGCGGAAATCGGCATCAGTCGGCGGGTTGCGCACGGCAGCGGCGACGGGACGAAGCCACTTCCCCCAATCCTGCGCGGTTGCGAAGCCGGTCATTGGATCATCCTCGGGGCGGTTGCGATCGGTTCGGCGCCGTCCTCGGCGGCCATCTGGTCCCACAGCCAGTCCAGTTTTCCGGCCCGCTGCGGCCCGGCGCCGATGCGCTCGCCGGTTCGGGTTCGGATGGCAGCCTGCAACCACGGGACCGGGTCGCCGATACGGCCTGCCTCGGCTTCGTGGAGCAGGCTTGCGATCAGGGCACAGTCATCGCCAGCGGTGCGGCACAACTGGCCGAGCAGCGTTCGGGCGGAGCGGTCAGGCTTGCCCGTGAGCCGCCCAAGCCTCGCCAAGCCCTCGGTCCAAAGCGCAGTTCTGGCGTCAGGCGGAGGCATGGCGGCGGGGGACGCGACAGCGGCAACCGCCCGAGACGAAGTCTCGGAACTCTTTCTTTCTTCTTTTAACTGTCCCTGTCCCTGTCCCTTGGAGCCTGTGACATTCTCTGTGACAGAGGATGTGGCATTATCTGTCGCATTGTCTGTGGCATGGTGTGTGACTGGCGGCGTGCTGCTGCCGTCACAGTCCTGTCGCTTCGCCGCGCGTGCCGCTCTCGCGGCCTCTGTGCGCGCGCGCTGCGCAAGCCGCGCCTGCCAGGCTTCGCGGGCCTTCTCGGACACGACGGCGTGGTAGAGCCTGCCGTCGCTGCACTCGACCCAGCCGCGCAACGCCATGTCCTTCACCTTCGCCCAGCGCGAGCCGGCGCCGGACAGATGGGCGAGGATGCGATCGTCAGTCGGCAGCGAGCCGGCCGGCACTTGGAGGAACGCCTTGCCCCATAGCGTGAACGCTGCCTTGAACTCGTCGCCAGTGGACAGCGCGTAGATGTCGCTGTCGAACAGGCGCACCAGATCCACAGGCATGAACGGCATGCCGCGCAGGTCGCACTCAGGGGGTGTCATGGGGTCGGTCATGCCGCCTGCTCCTTTCTCGGAACGACACGCAGCACGGGCCGTTTGATGATGGTGTGAGAGGCCCGCCATTCCGCCTCTGCGCGCGCCGCACATGACCGGCACGCATCGACGGACTGATCGGCAGCCTCGACGTAACCAAGGCCGTTGCAGCGCCCGCAGGTCATGGCTTCTTCTCCAATGCCTTGCGGTGCGCCCAGAACCCGCGGAACAGCCCATCCCGCAGGTCGTCCTTGTCCTCAGGGACGTAGATGTGCGGGGGCGGTTCCTCGACCACGGTCACATGCCCAGCGCGCGGCGATACAGGTCCATGAGCGTCTCCTGCTCCTCGACCTCGGCCGGCTCCTGCTGGCGAATGCGGATCACCTGTCGGATCACCTTCACGTCGAAGCCCGCGGACTTTGCCTCGGCCATGATGTCCTTCACGTCGGAGGAGAGCGCCTTCTTCTCCTCCTCCAGCCGCTCGACGCGCTCGACGATGGAGCGCAGGCGATCAGCGGCGATGCCGCCGACTTCGGTATCAGCCGACATTCGGCATTCCTTTCATGGGGACGTAGCGAACGACGCGGACGAAGCCGGCGGCGTTGGCAATGGATTCAGCCAGGCCCCGCTTACCGGCCAACGTCTCGCACAGGGCGGAGCGCGCGATGCCGTGGCTCTCGGCCCATGCAGCCTGACCGCCGGACAATTCACACCGCTGCGACAGGGCGAGAAGGACGGCGGTTTCGGTCAGGAGCACGGTCATGCCGCTTTCCCCCACCCATGCATGCTGTTCGCGCCATAAAGCCCGATTAGCGCAGCCTCGGCGCGGCCGTCGTCCTTTACGCGGGCGAATGTCCCGGCCAGACCGGGCCATAGCTGTGCAGCGCGCGAGCGTGACGCGGCCTTGTCGGCTGGGACGCGCAGCGCACCTTTCCACTTGCCTGGAGTAACCAGCGTCACGGGCACGCCAAGAGCGGCGAGAACGCCTTCAATCTGGCCGTAGCCGCGGCCGAAATTGAACATGCCGGACACGCCAGCGCCAGGACGGGCCGCCACGCGCTCTAGGAAGGCGTGAACCGGCTGCCGGTCCTGTTCGCGCAGAAAGACGGCCAGGACGGCGGGCATCAACCCTTCGCCCTTCGCCACGGGCAGGTCGCGGACTTCGATCAGGTGGCCGTCATCGGACAGCCACGCGATGGCGCCTGCCATGCCTGGGTCAATGCCAACGATCACGCCCGCGCGCCCCTCATTTCTGCCAGCAGCCGAAACGCCTCGTGCGGGCGGATCTTCACCGCCGCGGCAACCTGCATTGGATCGGCGCCGCGCGCGGACAGCTGCTTGCGGGCCAGGTCGTACTTCCGGGCCAGCGCGGCGTCGGCGATCGCTGCCTGTTGCTCCAGGCTGAGCGATTCAATCGGTGGCGCAGGCTCGCGAACCACAGGCAGGGGGATCGCCTTGCGCCGCATCTCTGGCGCTTTTGGCTTATAGGCCTGGGGCTTCTTCTCCCGCGCCGCCTTCTCCTTCGGCGCCTTCGGGGGGCGAGCCACACGAACCTTCTTGACGCCGAGCAGCTGCGCCCAATTTGACAGCGCCCGCGTTGACTTCAGCGGCGGGCCAGGCATGGCGTTCAGCGTGGCGAGAAGTTCGGCCGTGTTGCTCGGGGCGGTCGGATACTCCGCCCGAAGCACGGCCTCCCGTTCTGCCGTGCGTGGCGTTGGTGTCTTGCGCTTCAGCGTTCCGAGAGACACACACCGCTTGCCGCACTGGGAGCCTATCGCGAGCTTCGCCTCGGCGGTTTTCGACACACCAAGGCGCATCGCCCGCATCGAAACCATGTCGAGACGTGGAATCGGCTGGCCCGGCAGAGCGTTCAGGCGAGCGAGGAACGCGGTGGCATCCGTCGCGTCCGCATAGTCCGACCGGATCAGCGCGATCCGGTCACTGGTCCAGCGCAGGAAATCCCGCACGCCACGCTCGCCGGCATAGACGGCGGCCGTCGCTTTCCCGCCGGCCGCGCTCCAGTTCCGCCGCATGGCGTCGATAGCCTCCGGCGTCTTCCGCACCTCCAGCGCGCGCGCCCACATGCGCACAGCGTTGTCAGCGGTGAACGGCGGCCCAGGCAGCGCATTGAGCCTGGCCCGCAGATCCCCGGTGTCCATCGCCTCGGGGTATTCGGCGCGAAGCATGGCCTCGCGCTCTGGGGTGCGCGCGGACAGCTTCACTTGCCGGCGCCTTCGGCGGTGCCGTCGATGATCTCGCCCGAAGCGAAGCCTTCCTCCATCGCGTCCAGCTTGGACGTGCCAGGGCTCGCCTCGCCGTCGATGATGATGGGGCCGGCGTCGGCATCGCCATGCGGAGATCCGACAGCGTCATCCCGGCGCAAAAGCGCCTCCATCGGAGCGGCATCCATCGGCAGGTATTTGGACAGGCGCCGGATGACGGTCTTGCGCGCCATCTGGTCCCACCACTGCACCCACGGGCCATTGCCCTTCGATCTGCTGACCTGCCTGACCTTCTCGATCTCGGCGTGGTTCATGACCTCGGCAACGACCGATCCGTCCTTCAGGCGAGCGATGGCATACGCCCCGATGGGCCTGCCGCGTTCCTCGGTGAGTGGCGGCGTGCCGTGCTCGATCGGCGCTTCGGCATCGCATGGGCGCCAGGTGAAGGTGTCGCGCTCGTGCACGACCTGCGCGATCAGCGAGGCAATTTCGCCGCTGTTGCGGGCGCGCTTCAGCACGCCGGCCACCATCGGCATGTAGGAGACCTTGCCGCCCATGATGACGAGCGCGGCTTCCCGGCCATCCGGCACCAGCCCATCGGCGGCGCACTTGACGCATGCGCCAAGCAGGGACCGGCGGTCGGCGTTCAGCAGGTCTGGCGACATGTTCGCCGCCGTCACCACCACGTTGCGGAACTTGTCCGGGCTGATCGTGCTGGGCAGGTTGCTGGCGATCTCGGGAAGGCTGCTCAATTGGCGGCGCAGCACGTCGATGGGACGCACTTCGCTTTTCGCGATCTGGTTCATTCTACTTCCTCCGTTTCGTATGCCTTGACTGTGATCCGCGCCGACGCGGCACGGCCCTTGATGATCTCCCCTGGGTTTGCCGGGCGGCTCGGCGTGCCGCTCACCCGCGCGACGCTCACTGTCGCCGCGTTGGTCTTTGCCCAGCGGGCGTCGCCGATCTTGGACAGCAGGACATTCCGGGCGGTCGCCTTCAGCGCCTCGCCTTCCTTCGCCATGGCGGCACCGCGCAGGTAATCCGCCGCGGCGGCCTCGGCTGCGTTGTCCCCGCACAGATCGGCGGGCTCGTCGTCCTCGGCGGCGTCGGGTAGCAGGGCGAGCAATGCCGTGTATGTCGCGTCGGAGCCGTCCGGCATCGGGGGGCGCGCATCGCGGATGGACTGCCAGAACGACGCGGCGCGCTTGGCGATCTCGGCCTGCACCGCCGGCTTCGCCTTGAAGCGCAGCACGCGGAGTTCATTGCCGCCGATCAGCCAGGCGATAGCCCCCCAGGTGAAGCCGGAAGCCAGCATCTGCGCTTGGTGCTGCAACAGGACGTGCATCGGCGGTTCGCCTGCCCACGCCTTGCCGCGCAGGGTTTGCAGGAGATCCACGTTCTTGAGTTCAAGACAGCCGGGGCCGACGCAGCCGTCCGCGTAGTCGCTGGCCGATGGTGCTGCGATGATGCGGTCCAGGGTGGCTCCGATGCCCGACGGATGGCTGGCATAGCGTCCCGGCAGGACTTCCCAGCCCTCACGCTCGGCAGCGCCAGCCGCGATGGCGTCTTCCAGCAGGAGCCCCCACTTCGCGCGTTCGATCTCGACGGGCGGGAGTGGGACGCGGTCAGCGCGATCCATCCACAGCGCGTAGATGCCGGGCTGAAACGCAGCCTGCATATTGAACAGGGCTGCGGCCTCGGATGCACCGATGTGCTTGCGGCGCAGCGCCAGCCATTCGGCCCGGTCTGACGGGATCGGGGAAAGAGTCACGCGCGCCCCTCCGAAAAAGAGGCCGCGCCGACCTGCGCCGACGCGGCCGAGTTCCGGGAGGAAACGGACGGCCCAACGCGGCCGTCAGTGCGACCGGCAGCCGGCCGGCGCGGATCGGGCGCAGATGCGCCGATTTGGTTGGGGGCGGTCATGCCGCGCCCCCAAATCTGTCGGTTTGATCGCCCCACGCATCCCATCCGGGCGCGCGCGTCCTGGCGAACAGTTCAAGGTATGGGCCGCCCACCAGCGCCTGCACGCGCTGTAGTGCCTCGTCGGGCTTGCGGCTGTGCTCGCGGCGTGGCGCCTCGATGACCTCACGCATACCCATGGACAGCCGCTTCGGCTTGCCGCGCGTGAACAGCAGGCAAATCTCTGTCTGCTTCCGAGTCCAGTAGCCCATGCCGATGCGGTGGCCGGCGCCGTTCTTCTTTGTCTTGCACCACGTGAAGGCGCGCGTCTTGAAGCCGAACCCCCACACGCGGCCGAGATCCACGGCAACGTCGATGTGGCTATCTACGACCCACATGAACAGCGCGCAGTTGGGCGCGGCCAGCGACGCGACAGGAAGGGCGGCGAGCCAATCCTTCGATTGCGTCTGGTAGTGATCGTTCGCCGTGCGGTGCGGGGTGCTGCTTTTTCCGCTCCACGTCTTGAACGACCACGGCGGGTCGGCCACGATCGCGCCGTAGTGGTGGTTCGGCAGCCCGGAGAACGGCGACGCGATGAAACCCGCCGCGGGGGTGGCCGACTGAGCGGCACGGCGGGGTGCCGGCGAGGCGCCGGACACGGGGTCAATCGAATTCCTGTTCGTGGCGCCGCCCGGCGTGCCGTGCTGCGCGTCGCGCCCGTGCGGCGCACCAGTCGGACAGGTCAACGAAGTGATCACCGAGCGCACCGAACAGCAGGCTCGCCTGCTTCCACAGCCATACCCGCATCAGCGGTTGCCCCTTCCAACTGCGCGAGTTCTGCGCGGATTTGCTCGATGCGCTGGCGTGCCAGGACGTTGCGCGCTTCGCGTGCGGCGACGGGATCGACCCGCGCCGGCTCGCCGTAGACGATGGATTCCACGCGGCGCTCAGGGATGCCGAGCAGCCCGGCGACGATGGCCCAGCCGCGCTTGCGGCCGTGCGCGCGACAGGCAATGGCGATGGCCTCGCGCGCCGTGGATAGGTCGGGACACGTTCCCGTTGTCGCGCTCATTCGGCGGCCCCTACGGTCTGGGCATGGAACGGATTGGACATCAGGCGGCCTCGGTCTGCCGCGCACGGCGGCCACGAGGCAGATGCGGCACCGCTTCTGTCGGCTTGCCGGCCGCCAAGACCTCGAAGGACACGCCAGCGACGCCGCGCGCCTTGGCGATCTCCACAACGTCAGCCCAGCAGGCAGGGGGGATGCCATTCCGGCGCCAATCCCCGACGCGGCTGCGGTGCCTTCGGAGCGCAACAGCGACAACCGGGATGCCGCCCAGCCGGTCGATGATCTCGGTGTGGTCCATGCGCCATGATTAGCGCGATGATCGCGTTAAAACAAGCGCATTCTTCGCCGTGGAAAAGCGCGGGAACCGCGCTTATGCCCTCCGCCATGGTCAAGTCGGCAGATTTCGAGCCGGAAGCGGCTCTCAAAATTCAACGCGATCAGGGCGCGCGGCTAACGCGCCTGCGATTGCGGCTTGGGCTGGACCAGGGTGAGGCGGCTGAACTCGCTCGTACGGGCTACGATGCCTGGGGGCGCGCGGAGCGTGGCGTCGCGAAAATCAACCCCATCGCCCTGCAACGCTTCATCGCGGCGGTCCAGGCGCAAACGAGCACCCGGATCAGCGCGAATTATGTGATCAGCGGCGATCTTGATGGCATTGATGACGCGCTTCGCCGGGAGCTGATCGAGGTTGAAAACCTGGAAAAGCGCGGCGCTCCAACGGACATTGCCTTACCATCAGGTCGCAAGCCTCGGGGCAGGAAGCGACAAAAAAACACGCTCGACATACCCACTTAGGCTCCGAGAGCCTATACTTTTCCTTGTCGGACATCTCGCTTCCCAGCAGTGAACGTTAAGAGAACACTGCGCTAGCGGAAGTGATGGAGTCTAGGGGGCGTCATCCACACGCGCGCCGGATCGCCCGGAACCAACTGGTCCCCGGCGGCGCGGTGAACGCCCGAAAGGCGGTCTGCGACATTTGGGCTTTGGTGAGGCTGTTCGTCAGCGTTCCTCCTGCGGTGTAGGTGCGCATCGAGAGGAAATCGACGCGATTGCCGACGCAGTCGAATTCCGCGTCGATATGGGCCACCCGCCCGCCCCACGGTAAGTCGTGATTGGTGGCGACGATCTGAAAGGTCGCCGTCGCGGAGCCGCGTCCGCGCTGGATGCTCGGGATCTCGAGCGAATTTTGCGACTGGATCGACCCGACCTGGCCCGACCCGACCGACTCCCAGCGCCCGGCCTCTGTGAACTGAGGCGACAGCTTTCCTGTTTCACAGCCGGCCAAGCCCGCGGCCAGAACCAGCAACGCGATTTTCTGCATGAGGCCCTCCGTCGAGGACGATAGCGCGCCATTCGCGTGCGCGTGAAGAAAGCCGCCGCGCACGAATTACGCGATCATCGCGCTTTTATGGCTTGATTTAGCGCGATCATCGCGTCATTCTCCCCTCACCAACCCACGGTGAGGACGCCGCAGATGACAACCGCCACACTTCGCAGCGCCGCCCGTGATGCGGCCTCGCTCTGCAACTGGCAGGAAGCCGCCGACCTTCTGGCCCGTGCGTTGGAGATTTATCCGGGCAACCCGGCTTCTCCCATGGCTCAGCACGACATGGCGATCATGCGCCGGCAGGTTGCCTCCTACCGCTCGATGGAGGCCGCGTCGTGAGCGCCGCCGAGACGGCCGCCCTGCCGCCGCTGGCGCGGGGTGCGCACGATCCGAATAGCAGCGAGATGTGCGTCATGGA